TTTTCTTTTTTAGTTAAAAAAACATTAATGTTTTGTGTGTATGCAAAAGGGTTATCTTTACTTTTACTTTTAAGAACATTACCTTTATTATCCAAGAAAATAAAATAACCGTAATGTGTACTAGGGTCATTCTCATCCCTAACTGGCACTACTTTATCAGTATCTATTTTTTTAACTATAGGTGCTTCTAAACTATTATCGTTATCCATAAACATAAACAATAACTCTTCGTTAATCTCTTTAACACCCTCTAATCCTAAATCCAACAACCCACTAAACTTGACTTTTGATTCTAAATCCACTACCCTCTTTCTAAGTTCCATTATGGATAAAGACAACGGATTACTAGTAATATTAAATAATGGTCCAACTTCTTTAACGTCCTCTTTAGATATATAACTATTGTCTTTATTAGGCGACAAAATATCATTTTCTATGGAATATAATAACAATGTTTCTTCTATAGTGTTGCTAAAACCACTGTTACAACTTTTTACACTTTCAGTAGTTATGTTTTTGTTTTTATTAACAGGTGAGTTCTTTTTATTTAAACCTAACGATATTTCAAATTTAGATTTTGGTTTCTTGTTAGTAAGTTTTTTATACATTTTTATAAATTCTTTAAATGTTTCAGGAGGTATTATTAATTCTACATAGGAACCTCTTGTAAACATAGTTTCTTTAATTATATCGCTAATCTTTTCTCGTTCTTTGTAGTGTAATTCTGTGTATTCTCTTACTATATCCAAAATAGCGTTAGATATATTTTTAGGTAGCGAAAAATCTCTAAACCTATAGTTAAAATAGGTTTCTTGCATAGTGTTAGGGTTCTCTATAAGCGACGTAATTATTTCTATAGCTAAATTTACATCAGGAAACATAACTAAAAGATCATCTATAGTTTTATATAATTTTTTATTATAAAGGGTAATATTTTCAATACTTGTTATATCTGGATTGAAATCAGCATCTTTTATTATCCCTAAAGCTTCCTTTAAAACTTCTTTATATGTTTCAGTATCGACATTATGTGTCTCTCTTTTATTGTTTTTTTTAATTTTATTACGTGGGATATTAACATCAGTTTTCTTCATTACCTACTCCTTAATCTTTTTTTACTAAAGTGAGCTATTTCTAAAATCTATAGATGAGTTATTCACAGGCGATAAAACTGTTCAAATTTATCTATAAAAATAAAAAGGAAAGAAAATGGATTACACTCTTGAAAATTATAGAAACGAAATACTTAAATTTGTAAAATCGCTGACGATTAAAATAGACGAAATAAGAAAACAACAAAACTTCCAAATTTATATTAAAAATGGATTAAAAGAGCCTAATATAGAAAAAAGCAAATATTATCTTAACTTAGTTAGCGAATATTCAGAGTTAGATAATAAAATTTTCGTAACTATAAATGAAACTACTCTAGAACTTAATAAAAAAAACGCTATAACATATAAAACTATAATAAATAATATCTCTAAGTTCGACAGTTTTTACGACAAACTAATAATTAAAAATCCATTTATGACAGATTTTATAAAATCTTTTAGTTATTTAAACAAATATAAACTAGAAGATGTAATAGATGCTCCTAACTACACCATACTTAACTATAAAAAAGATTTTCTTAAAGATAATGAAATTAGTTTTATAACAGACTTACAAAATTTTATAGAAACCTTTATGTTTAAATACCATAATCCCGGCTATATGCTTGATGAGTTATACCTTCCGGTTACATTAAATAATCTTTACAATGGCCTGTTCTTATACACTTATGTTTATAAACTTAAATATTTATTAACTAGTGAAGTAGATGAATACAATTTAGTATGGTTTTTAAATTCTTATAAAAATTTAGGTAAATACATAGACCTGTTTGATAAAGAAACCAGTTATTGGTTGTATGGGAAAATAAGAAAACTTGTAAAAAACATAGGTAACAATTCAACGTTATACGATATTTTAGTTAACGTTTATAAAAAGAATCTATACACTATTAATAAAACTAAAGTTATATTAGATAAACCTCTACTTCTAGAAGAAAATATTTACGACAGTAGAAAAGATTATGTGGAAAAACCATATAAATTAATAGAAGAGTCTGCTTTTAAAAATAATGAAGTAAAAATAGACGAAGTTAAAAATATAATATATAAAAACAACCTCTTATACGATTATGATAAATTCGATATAGAGAAATTAGATTTAACTATTAAAGAAAAACTTAACAAAACAGATAAGACGAATATTTTTAAACTAGAAGACCCTACTAAAATAAAACCATATGAAAAGAATAAAGCTATCTTTTTATTAAACAATATAACCCATATTTTATACAACTATGATTTAAACTTCGAGTTCGATTTAACTAACCCTTTAACCGGCGATACGATAAGGCTTTTTATAAAAGATATTTTATACTTAGGTATTTATCTCCTAATAAAATATTTTAACATACCTGTAGGTAAAAATCTCACTATAGATATGGACTATATTTTAAATACCAACAAACTAGATAAGTTAGCTCTTTTAAGTAAAACTTATTACAAAACATATTTAGAGAACATTTATGATTGGTTAATGGGCGAATTAGTTTTTGTAGAAAACATCATAAACTACGACCAATTTAAACATTATCTTATAGAAGTTAACAAACTACAAATTAAAGCCTGGTACCTTATCAGTAACAGCAATGATGAATTTTTAATAAATGATATAAGAATATTATTTAACGAAATTTTTACACAGGAAAAAATTACTTTTAACTTTACGGAAATAGAAAAATACATTAAAAACAAAAACTTGTATTCTCTAATTCCGGAAGAAGTTACAGATAGCTATATACTAAAATTATTAAGTAATATAACTGGCATAGAATTAAATACAGTAAATTCGCTTTTGAGCAAGAATAAGCGTTTAATAGAATTTTATAATAAAGTTAGTTCTTACAAAACTGATTTAGTTATAAACTTAAGTATAGAAAATGATTATATAAATAACCACACGACTAGTAACATAACGCCTAACATAAAACCCGTTGTAAAGATAAAAGATGGTTTTTGGGAGAGATACGAAGATTTAGGTTATCCTTTAATTTTAGATACCAAAGATTTGGTAAAAAATGAGAAAATAATCCCTATAAGTAACAGTACATACATAATAGCGGATTACAACGAAATAAAAACCTTTTTTAATAGCGAATTACGAACCGTAAGTTATCTATATAGAGATAGTTATTATTTATCACAAGTAGATGACTTAATAAAAACTATTAAACCTGAACTTATTAAAGATAAAATATTTAACTATAAAAACCCTATTAATAGCGTAAATGATGTTGATGAAATATTATCTTATAAAAGTAAAGAGTTATTAGATGTAAACTTTTATAAAACTAATCTAAATTATCCACGTGAACTACCGACGCATAAACCTAATATGGAAAATTATTTTAATTATAATAGCATAAACAATCTAAACACAGGTGAACCAGTTGTCCTTAATACTAAAGAAACTGACAATTCAGTTGTTTATAATAATGAAGCAGTAGATGAAATAAATTTATCATCTCTTAATATAGAATACTTAACTCCGGATGAGACTAGTAAAACATCAACGACTTTAATAGAAAACGAAGGTTTAATAAGTAATAATAGTTATGAAACTGTAAACGATGACATAGATAACAACTATATCCCATACGGCGTGGACGATAATGGTGTAATAGACATAGTGGAAATTAATCTTTCTAACCTTAAAAACCTTAAAAAAAGTAAATAACGCACAGGACTTTTTAGTAAAGCCCTGTGTCGTTATCTGATGTTTTGTTGGCGGGTTTATTGCCCGTAGCTAGAGTAGTATTGGAAGATTGCGGTTTAAAGTTTTTGTTCTTTTCCAAAACATTAATTTTAATGTGCATGCTATTGAAATATACTTTTAAAGTTCTATTGGATAAAGCACCTTGGGCGTATTTAGAAACGAGTTCTTCACTTACCTCACCGAACTTCATTAATGCGTTTTTAAGAACCTTAGCCGCAGCTAAATCGCCTCCTCTATCCCTAGTTAATTCTATAACTGTATCCTTTAGCCCCATACCTAATAAAATTTGTAATTCCGGATAAGACAACCTACTGCTCCTACTTTCATCAACTACTTGCCCTGTTGCTAAATCTATTTTCCTATCATGTTCAGCTACACTAACTCCCTTATCTATTGTCTGTTTCATCCTTCTAAACGGTAGTAAAAGATGGTACAATTTATGAGGTGTTTTAACTTTAGGTATATTTTCATTTATCGGTCCTATAAATAGATGTTGGAAAAAGTCATAACCTAATTCTTTAGCAAGTTTAAAATTGTCTTCTAATCTGATTTTTTTACTATATTCCTCATCATGCGGTACTATAACCTGTAAATAATAATCCCCTTTTTCTATCTTATCCATAAGCTCTTCAAATTCTTTATCGCTCAACCTTTTGAAAAGGTCCTTGTAGAGTTTAACATTTTCCTCATTTTTAGTAAATTTTTTTATATACTTTAGAATAAATTCTTCTGCTTTCTTTCTATTACCCACATGTTCTCCTTTCTTTTTAAGTTTATTTAGACAAATCAAACAACAACTAACGTGTTAGGTGTTGTAATTAACACCTAACACGTAGTTATACAATACTCCTATTTCACACTACACTAATGGAAAATAGATATATTCTGGTTTAACGTCTCTAACATATACGATATTTAATTTACCACTGGTTGTATATAGCAGATGATGCACAATTAAATCTTTTTCTGTTAACCCTAAATCACTAACTTTAACTTTTACTAGCTTAATTAAACTAGCTTCTTTATATAGATCGTAATTCTCGTACTTAATTTTTAACTTACTAGGTAAAGAGTAAATATTTCTTAGTTTCACAGTTAGTAGTGTAAATGTGTTCGGTCTATTGGGTTCAGACACCTCCTTAGTTCTAATTCCTGAATTTAGTTTTGTTAACCCCGAAATGTTGTCAACGATATTATTAGATGCTTGATAAGAGTCTTGATGTGTTAAAAGGTTATAAATATTAATATCGTTTGGTAATTCCAGCAAGTTTCTACTTACAGTTTTACCGTTATATATGGTCGGGTCTACTAAGTCTTTAGAAAAATCTGTAAATAGAGTTTTATTAGTTTTATCGTAAAAAAGAGTAGCTACTAAACTATCCGTCTTTACTTCTAATATATTTTTATACCCATTATCATCTGTATCTTCTAATTCTGGATTATAAATTTTGTTACCTGTTTCGCGGTTAATTACATTCCGACTATCAACAGCTAATAGATTTTCTACTTCAGGAGTCATAGTTAAAATTTTACTATTTAAAGCTTTACATTCATAATCGTTAAAATTTACTTTAACATAAGGGTCATTTTCAATATCTTTGCTATTTTTATAAATATTGTATCTAATATTAAAAAAATCTAAATTTTTAAGCATCATTCAGTCCTTTTATTCTTTCTTTAAATTCAGGATAGTTTAATAAAACGAACGTTGCGTTTTTACTACTATTATTAACAAATGTTTTAGGACTATAAATAAACATATTTATCCTCGTCGCATTGCTAAAAACGGGTTCTTGCATCAAATCTAAATCTTTCTTATAGGTAAAAAGTTTATTTAGAACCTCTATAGTTCTATCTTTTAAATAGCTATAGAGGCAAAACATTTGAACGAAATCGTTTTGCTTATAGATATCTACACCGTTATCGAAACAATATAGCGCAATATCTTTTTCCAGTAATCTTATATCATTTTCGTTTATACTTTTATATTTTCTAGACTTAATAATTAAGTCAGCTATAAATTGTTTTAAAAAATTTCCTTCAGGCCCGTCTGTAGTAGATAAAAGCTTTCTAAATGACTCAACGTTAGCATTTATACCATTTTGAAACTCTTCCCATCTTCTTTTAAAAGCTATACCATGGTTAAAGCTTTTACCAGTTAAATTATTATTAGGTTTCATAAAGTCCTTTATATCTATAATTTTAGTCTTCTTTTTATCACTCATATTCTTCTCCTCCTTTATTATAATTATTTTTTAGCTTCTTTACTCCACCAAGGAGTATATTCACCCTTAGCCATTTTTAATAAATCAACTATAGATAAAAATTTAGGTAAGTCTTCTCTGTAATTATCTAATGTCCACCAACTTCTTGTATTAGATAAAATATAATCCCAATTATATCCTTTTTCTTTTATTTTAGCATATAACTCATCTGGTTCCATATATAAATCTTGATAAGATTTTTTATAGATTTTAAACTGGTGTAGCTCTGCCAGTATATTTATAGCCCTTCTTAATTTTGGATCACTGTCTATAAGTTTCCTAACTGTCGTTCTTGATAACTTAACATCTGGATATAACACCGTGTTATAAAATCTTAAGTTACCCTCTAAACCAAATTTATTTTCCTTAATGTAATGGAATTCTGTTAGGGTAGGTAACAGGCCTTCGCTCTGTGATAGAACTAAAGTTATAGTTATACCGCTAGCTCCTGATTTACTACGAAGTAAAGTTAATTCAACTGTATTTAAATCTGTACTAACATCTTCCTCTCTTAATGGGTATTCTGGTTGTTTAGTATTTTGATTTATTAGAGGTTTATTCATATGTCCTAACCAGAGTTGATTAGTTAAGAAAAGAAAACTATCACTAACGCCTTTTATCTTTTGTCCTTGTTTCATATACTGTAAGATTTTCTTAGGTTGTGAAAATGGTCCTTGGGATATAGCTATCTCATCCCCTATATGACTAGTTGTAATAAAATCAGTACCCGATCTAGTTGATAAGTTTGGTATCATTTTACCAAATTTTTTCTTAAATAACCCCTGCTGCATAAAAACTGTTTGAGAATTATCTATATCCTTAGTTATAGACTCCATGGTAGATTCCGCTTCAAACTCTGTGTAGCTATCTAACATTATAAAACTAGGTAATAAAACAGTAGCTGGATTACCTGTAAACTTATTATCCAGCCATTCTAGTTTATAAATAAATGATTTATCGTTAGCTTTTTCTTTTAAAGTTTTCATAATTTTTTCTGCCCATTCGTCCCCTGAAATAACAGACTTAGTAACCATACTCCATATATACGAGGCGATTAAATCACTTGGTAAATATTCAAATCTACTAGCTATTCTATTTAACCTTTCTGTACCATAAACGGAACTATCTTCTGTGTCGTATAAATGTAGTCTTATTTTATTGTATTTGTCCTCGTCTTTATTATAAAAACTAGCTAGCATATGGTTAGCAGCCGATAACATAAGATAAAGACCTATAGTAGATTTAAACGTATTCGGCATACCGGCTATACCAACCCATCCAGGTAATCCTCCCGCTACTATAGTTTCACCTCTTTTTCCTTCTAAAAACGTTGATGTAGGTATATCGAATAGTGAACCTACGTTTTTCATTATTCTAATAGGCGCTTCCTCCATTTTCTTTTTAAAATCGTCAAACATTCTATCTCCTTATTATATTAGATGTTTTTTGACTTACAGTCTACTTAATAGTAAAAAAATAAAATAGTCTATAAAGGAGTTGATTATGGGTGTTTTAAATATACCTTTGTATCCAGATAACGAAGATAGGAAACATATTTCCACTAGTTGGAAAATAACATCAGACGTAGATGGCGTAAATATAATAGAAAGTGTGATTGAATCTGAAGAGAATAAAAACGCATGGATATATAAAACCATAGTACCTAATGGTAAAGTTTATTATGGTTGGGCTAGAAGACACTTCTTAGACTCTAAAGGTAATAAAATAGATGGACCTTGGTTAACACCTATACCATTAACAACAGAGGATGAAATAAGAGACTATCTAAAACCTAAAACCTTTATTAAAAAACCAGTAATTAAAAACATAAATTACGATTTAAACGATGGTTTAAACGTTGAGCTAGCACCTATTAAAACTAACGTGGGATATAAAGATACAACACTTGTAATAAAAGATAATGACTTTAAAACACTCTTTAGAACTACTAAAACACTAACTCAAAACGACACAACCTTTAAAATATCTAACGATGATGTAAATTTTAAAACATTGAATAACATATATATTTACTTAACACATAGAGGCGAATTAGAGGATTCCGCAATAACAGAAGTTATGTTTAAAATACCTGGCAGCTTTTATACTGTAATAGGCAACAGATATAACCTAGACCCTGTTAAAACGAACATTATAAAAATAGAAAATCTCACTAACTATAATTTAGAAATAAAAGACGCTTATGTGGCTAATTTAGAAAACTTAAAAATAACTGACTGTCAAATCGCTGATAATAAATATATAATTATACCTAATAATCTACAATTTGGAAGAAGTTATAATGTTTACTTTACTTTAATATTTAAAGACGGCGATACTATTGTTAATAAGTTCACAGATAAAGTCTCTATAAGTTTTATAAAATTTGAAGAAAAAGAGGTATTAGATAAAAATTTCAAATACGAAAATAATTTAGATATTATTTATAAAGTTAATCAAGATGAGGATAAAAGTAATTTAAACTTTAATACAAGTCTAGTAACTGAAGAGTTTATAACACATCTTATACCTTTTAGAAATTTAGATAATAAATCTGTTTTAACTGTATTCAGCAGTAAGCTAAATAAAATGTCTATTTACAAAACGTTAAAAGATAACATTATACAAGATAACTCTTTTTTCAATTTACTTAGCGATAGACTAGCTCTAAATATCTATAAAAATGATGACGGGGATGTAACTCTTGATTTATTAGAATATAACAGTGTTAAAGATAACTTTACGTTCTTAAAATCTCTAGACGTAGATTTAAACATAACATCTTTAATATCTAATAGGGTAGTTGTTATAGGGGATAAATGTTACATAGCAGGAAAAGATAAAAACGATGATAATATAGTTAAAATTTATAATTTAGACTTAAAAGGCAAAACTTTAACTTTAGAAAAAGACTTAAAAGTTGAGAATGGGTATAAAGACATAGCTTTAACAAACTTTAAAAACAGAGGATTAGTCATTATTCCTATACTTTCTGATAATTCTAAAATAATTATATACGACTTAACAACTAAAGAGAGTTTTAAATTCTGGGATCTCTATAAAGGATTTTACGATAAAGAACTTTTAGTAACATCTTTACGTAATGGTAATAGTTTAATCTTTAAATATAATGCTGAGACTGACGCTTTAGATTATTGCATCATCGATGTTTGGGAACAAATGGTCTTAAAATTTAACATAGATGATAATGGAAATACCGATGGTTTAAAAGGTTTAATAAGGCTAAAAGACGGTAGTGTTTTATTATATAGAACCAACAATGACAACGATAACAAATATAACGAAATTTGGAGATACTACTAGCAGCAACGACAATTTTTTAATATAAACATTGAAATAATCCACTTAGGAAGCATTAGTGGCTCCTAAGTGGTATTACTATGTTTTTTGATATAACGCTTTTTTAGTTTAACTACTTAAATAAAAATGTTGAATAAAAAATAAAATTTAGACCCTAGCAGGTGTTTAGTACCTGTAGGTTAATTATCACAAAAAAAGGAGATGCGCATGAGCGACGTAATAATTTTAAACGCAGCGAGTAAAACTGTTTATTTAGGTGCTAATGATTTATCTATACCTAAAATACCCGCAGTACCTATACCTAACAGTTTATTCGTTCCTCTTATTTTTGGTTTTACAGCAGGAGGGCCTGAAGAAAAAACATATGTAGATGGTGCTAGATTTAAAGGCCTATACGGAACAGACACTTTAGACGCCAACAAACCTTTTAGAGATATTGGTATTAAACTAGCTGAAAGAGTATTTAAAGTAGGTGCACCTGTTATGTTTAAAAGAATTATTCCTAGCGATAATGACACAATAAGTAATGTTACGATTTATTTAGATGTTTTAAAAGACGATGTGGATGTATATAAAAGACATATAGATGGTTCTATAGCTTATGACAACGACGGCAAGCCTAAAATAGAGACTACTGTTAAAGGTTATAGAATAAAAGTAATAGCCGAGTATAATGAAGATGATATCTTAACACCATACGGTACTAAAGGAACTAAAGAAGGGTACATGACAGACGCCGATGGTAATAAATCTACTATGTATCCTATTTTCGAATGGAGAGGAAAATATAAAGGAGCTATGTATAATAATGTAGGTTTTACTATCTCTGTACCGGAAGCTAGTAAAGTTAATGAGGGCGTTAAAGAAGCTAACTTAGCTATGCCTTACGATTTACAAATAGTTAAAAGGGTAGATGAAAATTCATCAGGTGTTCCTTTGGCTAACGTAGAAGGTCTTTACACTAAACAATTTGTGTTTAAATCGACAGCTAAAGACCCTCTAACTAATCTAAACGTAGACTTTAAATCCGTATATAAAACTTGGTACGATTTAGAAGGAAGTAGTGGTTATATAGTTTATCCGCTATTAGACGATCCTTACCTGTATGAAAATAATCTTAATTATATTTTAAAAGCTATTATGGATGTAGAAAAAGATTATGTAAATGCAGACGTTGAAACAGATGAAGGTATTATTGTTAATACTAGCGAATGGTTAGATTATGTATTGGACGTAGACCCTCTATTACAATATGGTATAGTTAATCCTTTCACAGCTACATCTAGTAAAGGTGTGCCTGCGTTTACATACTATATAGACACTACAGATGTAACATTGGCAGATAATCATGATGAAGTTACATTTAGTAAATCAACACCTATCTACTTAGGTAAAGGTAAAGACGGTACTTTAAGTAGAAAAGAACTTTATAACGGTATAAAAGCTTATATGGAAAAATACTTAGACGAAAATAGTGACGTAATGGACCAGGCTATTAATATAGAAAATGTTGTAATAGACCCGGGTTATCCGGTTGATGTAACTGAGGCTTTAAGTAACGCTATAGCATATAGACACGATATGGTATTTATAGGTAGTACATTTAGCGAAGATTTAGATCCTAGTGTTATAACAGTAGTTGATGAATGGGCTATAGCTACTAATTTAGCTAACAAAGTCTCACTATTTAAAGATAGCGAAGTTTACGGGACTCCTGTAATAAGAGCTGGGTTAGCCGTAGGTTCTGGTATAGATAAAAAAGATCCTAGCGGGGAAAGAGTTTCGATAACACATGAATTAACAGAGCTTTTAGGTAGATTTATGTCTGGTCAGAAATGGAAATCTAACCTTAAACCTAAAAAAGGTGATGAAACTATTTTCAAAACCTTAACTAATATTTTACCTAAAACTATAAACAACGCTATGAAAAATAAACTATGGGAAGCCGGCGCTATTTATCCAGAACCTTATACAGTAACCAATAATTTAAAACTTTATTATTTACCAGCTTTGCAAACAGTTTACCCTACTGACGAAAGTATATTCAATAACCTTTATGTGGCTTTCGCTATAGCTATTATAGCTAGATTCCACGATATAACTAGAAGAAAATTCAGTGGCTGGGACGGCTCAACTACAGATTTAATTAGTGAGGTAGAAAGCTTCTTAAATAGAAAAATTAATGAAGCTTTAGATAACGTTTATCCTACTTTAACAAAAGTGATTATTACAGACGCTGATGCTGTAAGAGGTTATAGTTATAGTGTTAGGACAGAAATCAGGGCTGGCGTAATGAAAACAGTCCTTGTGAGTGAAATAGATGGTAAAAGATTAGAAGAGTAATTCTCTTCTAATCGTTAACGATTAAAGAAATAAACAAAAAAGGAGCACAATATGGCTGTAGTAAATTCTCAAAAACTTATTAATATTAATAACGACTTTATAGGCGATGATGATGCACTGGAACTAAATAACAGTACACCTAGCATAGACTTGAGGTACGGTGGACAATATGGTTTTCTTCCATATCTCGGCAACGATGAAGGTTCTACTAGAATACAAGATTGGGTAAATAACGCACCTGAAGTTAGCAGAGACGTTATACCTATACTTATACAACCTCCTAAAGGATTTGAATTATTTCCAGCTAGTAAAACTTTAAAAGGTATTTTAAAGGCATTAGTAGAGGTACACAGTAAAGCTATAGACGGTCTTAATAGTTCATTAACTGTAGAAACAGCTGAGGTTGAAATGGGTAAAGGTTTAGGAACCATGAAAGTTCCTACAAAAACAACTTACGAGCAAACTAGCGTTACGCATAACTTTGGTTATGAAAAGCAAGGAGGTCCTTATAGAAAATTTTTAGATTTATGGATAAGATACCTTATTAAAGACCCACAAACAGACAGTCCGTTAATTACACATATCGTAGATGAAGATAAATTACCTGTTGAATGGACACCGGAATGGTACAGCATGACTGTACTTTATATTAAACCTAATTACAACTTTAGAAAGGTAGAATTAGCGTGGTTAGTGAGTAATTTATTCCCTAATGGAAATCCAGATATTACAGGTAAAAAAGATATAACTGCCGGCGGGGAATTAAAAGAAGTTAGTGTAGAGTTTGGTGGATTCACTATACCTCCTACTAACAGAAGAGTTTTAAATTATGCACAGCAAATATTAGACTCGCTAAGCTTGTATAATAAAAATCCTGAAGATATTTTATTACCTGTTAATAATATAGATAGCGATTTAGAAGGATTAGAAGATTTAGATGTTTATTATCAAGGCGAACATGGACAGGAAGAAAATAACGGTTAAAAAACCTATAGGGGTTTTATTTAACCCCTATAGGTATATAAATGCTTTTATTTTGTTTATTAATATTCGTTATATTTAGGAGTATAGTTACTGTGTTTATTTTTCATGTAAAGTTCAGCTAAAGTCCCTACTAAAGGAACATCTTCTATAGTAGACATAACTTTACTACCTATATATTCAGGACTTGCTGTTAATTTAAGATTTTGGAAAAACCTACTAAGGTTAGTTTTAAACTTAGGATATACATGTATAGTTGTATTTAGATCTCTTGCTACTAAAGCTTGTATATATCTGTTTAAACCAGCCTCGTCATCGTACATAACACTACCTACATCTAACGGTGAATTAGGCATAGGAGTAGTAAGTAAATCTGAAAAATCTGTAACACTAAAGCTGACATCTATAGCTAAAGGTCTTCTTTGTTTGTTATAAGGTAAATTGGATGTTCCTCTTGTGATAGTAAGAGACGTTATCATACCTAGTTTAATAGTCTGCATACCTTTTACGTATAAAGAACATAGAAACGGTGATGTATATGACCTAGGACCTGTCGACAATGGCAAAACGCCTGCTAAAATAGCAGCTAACGGTATATATATATTTCTAAGTTGTGCGTATGGGTGCGCGTAAGGACTTCTTAACGACATTTTGAAATTAAGACTAGGTAATGAAACTGTTGAGTCTTCCCATCTTTTAGGAACTTGTATCTGTGCTCCAGATAAAAACGTAGCTACTACATTACTAAATCCTAACGTTATACCGTCTAAATTACCTGCGATAAAATCAGTAGTATATTTTATAACATCTGAAACTATAGGAACATCCGCCAATCCTAAATCAAATTTAAAACTTCTCCATTTCTTACCGTAGCTATTTAAGGTTTCATTCAGGTCTATATTTGTTACAGAGTTATTAAAACTTTCAGATACAGACTCTATATGGTCTACTTGAAAAATAGCGTATCTTCCTCCATTAAGAGCTTCAGCTTTCATAGTTTCCAATACTCTTTCTATAAAAGATAAATCATCTTCGGGTCTTATTTTTCTATAATATCTACCCTTTTCATCTGGTTGATAAAGTTTAGTTAATTCCTCTTTTTTACTCTCTACTTCTTTTTTTAAAGCTTCTACTTTTGCTTTTAAATCTCTGTTTTTCTCTATAGGTTTAAATCTATCATCTTTAGGTATAGTTTTTCGTAAATCTTCCCATAATTGAGATGTTTCGTCTCCAGATATTCTAAGCATTTCTAAAATATTATTATCTATATAATCTTGTATATCTTTTCGTTTTTCTAAATTCGACTCTAATTGTTTAGCATCCATAGCAGTTAATGTGTCTAATAAAAGCTTTTTAGCTTCTAAATACTTAGCGTGTCTTATTTGTGCTTTAGATACCATGGCCTGAACGTTAACTATATTACCTTCCGTAACTACATTACCAAAAAGCTCTCTTAAATATTTCACAGATTCTTTATCTAAAGTTGTAGGAACGCCTAACTTATTTCTATCAGCTTCGTTATCTAAAAATATATCGTCTAAAATACCCATCTCAGTAGCTATCATAGTTACTATACTGTTAACTGCAGACCAATATGTGTTCATAGTCTCTTTAAGATAATATTGTTCAAATCTTCCCTTATAGCCTGTAAATGCCATAACAGATTCTAATGCAAATTTACCTATAAGTATAAGCGGCGTTATTATAGGAAAAGCTAAAACCATAGCTCCTATTCCCATAAGTTTGCCTGCTTTAAAAAAGAACGGACTTCTACCACTATTAGCTACTACCGCTTTTTCATAATCTACTGCTGATAACAGATAACTTAAAATGTTATTAAATTCAGGAACACCAAATTGTAGGTAAACTCTTGTGGCATTATCATCTATAGCTTCTGAATAATATCTACCCATACCTATATTAGTACAAAACTCACCCACTTTTACTTTATTTCTAGATATAACTTTACCTGGGACTCTGGGATCCGCATAACGAGTAAATTGTGGTATAACATTTAAAGAGAACGAACCTCCTAAAGATGTATCTGTAAACTTCTCTATAGCGGATGATGAAAATCTTAAAAAGTTTAAATCGTCTGTTAAGTATTTGGCTTTAACCATAAACATATTAGTAACCCATTCTTCATCTATGAAATTAATAGAATCCTGTCTAAGGTTTTGTTCATTCCTTTTAGAAGTTAATATAACTTCGACTTTATCATCTTCTATCTTGGTTAGAGATTCTAAATCTATAGGCTTTAATTCATTATCTTTAAAGAGTTCTACTTTGTTGTCTGTTATTAAAGACCTAGGGGATATATAGTCTTCTATTAAGTCTAACAGATCGTTATCTTCTTTAAGGTTTTCGACTTGTGATCTCATACCTCACTCCTTCAAACTTATAAACTTACGACGTAGTATTTTCAATAGTTATATCAAAATTCTTATAACCTAACGTTTGTAAAGAACGTCTCAATCTTTCAACATCTGTAAAACTAAGATCATTGAACGTAACAACTACTTTTATACTACCGGTTTCTTGTATAGTATCCGATATAATCCAATCACTACCAAAAATAATTAAGTCGCCGTCTTTTGTAGAAAATACATAATAGGTATTGAGTTTAGGATCTAAAAGAGGTAGACCTGTTTCTTCTTTTAGTTTTCTAGTAACAACAACAACATCATTATTTATAGCATTAATACTTCTAACTAAATCAAAATTAACAACAGAAACTAACTTAAGGTTTTGATAATAATTCTCTAATACTCCTGAAGAGATAGTTTGGAAATCGTAACTTCTACCTAATTCTAAATTTAACATTTCTAAACCTCCTTATTTTTTCTTATTTTAAACTTAATTACTATATCACAATAACTTCGGGTATAATAACTAAAAAAATTACAAAAAAAGAGATAACCTATAGAGGATGACATATCCTCTATAGGCATTATAGAATAGTTTTTACTATTCTTTCAAATATAATAATAACACTATTAGCGTATAATTTAAATCTCGTCGTTTTAAAACTCTTGCTAGGTACAATGATTTTCTTTACGCTAATTAAATCATTAAAGGAATAAGGTTCTGCTTCCCTTATTACAATATCTTTAATAAACTCAACGTAACTATAATTCACAACTAACTCACTAAGTATATTTCTTACCATATGAGTTAAAATGTCATAAATGCTTAGATAAACATTTTCCGGTATATCACATGCATTCAAATTGTCTCTTAATATC